ACTCCCGAAATAAATTCCAATCAACAGAATTCATCATCGATTGTGGCCATGGAACCGGCTTCAATATCGGCAACATGATGAAGTACACTCAGCGCTATGGTCGTAAGGGTGATCCTGCTGAATGGCGAAAAGACCTGATGAAGGTTATCCACTATGCAATCATGCAACTCTATGTACACGATCTAGAATATAAAAAGGATTAATTATGGGTATTGAAATTAACGTTCCGATTGAGAAGCTTCGTGCACGTAAGCTCTTTGTGGCTGCACCAATGTACGGCGGTCAGTGTGCTGGCATGTTTGCTCGATCGATTGCCGACCTCTCGGCCCTCTGCACACACTATGGCATTCAGGTCCGATTCTACTTCCTCTTCAACGAATCGCTGATTACTCGTGCACGTAACTATTGTGCCGATGAGTTCATGCGTTCGGGTGATACTCACATGATGTTCATCGACTCGGACATCGGTTTCAATGCCAACGACGTGATTGCTCTGATGGCTCTTCAGTCGGAGAATCCGGAAGACGACGACTACGACATTATCGCTGGCCCTTATCCCAAGAAGTGCATTAGCTGGGAAAAGATCAAGCTTGCCGTTGACAAGGGTTTTGCTGACGAAGATCCTAATAGTCTTGAAAAGTATGTTGGCGACTACGTCTTCAATCCTGCTGGCGATCGTGGTGAGATTCCTCTTGGTGAACCGGTTGAAGTTCTCGAGGCTGGCACTGGATTCATGATGATCCGCCGTAACACTTTTGAGAAGTTTGCTGAAGCCTATCCTCAGCAGATGTACCGTCCGGATCACGTTCGTACTGAACACTTTGACGGTACCCGTGAGATCATGGCCTTCTTTGATACTCCTATCTGCCCAGACACGAAGCGTTACCTGTCAGAAGACTACATGTTCTGTCAGTGGACTCGTAAGGCCGGTATGAAGGTATGGTTCTGCCCGTGGATGCAGCTGCAGCACGTTGGCATGTATGTCTTCGGTGGCAGTCTTGTTGACCTGGCTCAAATTGGTGCCGCAGCAACTGCAGACGTTTCGCAGCTCAAGAAGAAGTAAAATATTGATGTACATTTATACGCAGTCGTACTATAGTGGTAAGACTGCGTATAAGTCCTTATAACATGGAGATATATTATGAAGCTTAACTCGAATACTACTCAGATCCTCAAGAACTTCTCGTCGATTAATCAGAACATCATGATCAAGCAGGGCAATCAGGTTCGAACCATCTCGCCCACGAAGTCTGTCCTTGCTCGTGCATTTCTCAACCAGGAATTTGATGCCACCTTTGCTATCTATGACCTGAGCCGATTCCTTGGCACGATCTCTCTGTTCAATGAACCAGAACTGACCCTCAAGGACTCGTATGTTGAGATCGCTGAAGGCAATAACAAGTTCAAGTACGCCTTTAGTGACCCGTCGTTGATCATGGTTGCTCCGGACAAGGAGATCCAGATTGCTGATCCTGAAGTTCGCTTTACTCTGACTGAGGAAGCCCTTGGTCGTGTCATGAAGGCACTGAGTGTTTCGCAACTTCCAGACATCGCTGTCACCGGTATCGAAGGCCGCATCCTACTGCAGGCATGTGACACCAAGGGTTCGACCAACGACTCGTTCAGTGTTGAGGTCGGCGAGACCGATGCAAACTTCCGTATGGTTTTCCGTTCGGACAACATCAAGCTGATTCCTGGTAAGTACGACGTTTCCATCTCGTCAAAGGGTCTCAGCCACTTCAAGGGCGAGAATGTAGAATACTGGATCGCCGTCGAATCTAACTCTAAGTACGACGGTTAACAGTTCAACTGTTAATTAACAGTTGGTGACTGGCCACCATAAGATGCCAGCGTATAAGAGGCGCCCTCTGGAAGTTTGACTTCGGGCGAAGCGGTCGATACGAAAAGGCGACGCCGGACCTCGTAACCGGCACTACTAAAATCTCTAAATTATAAATATTGTTATAGGACAATACTTTTAAAAGAGATACCGATGTACACTATATATTGTATCACAAATATAATAACTAATAAAAAATATATTGGTTATACTAAAGATTTGGAAACCCGTTGGTATAAACACAAGTTTCATGGCCACCGAGGAGATGGATCGTGTAAGCAATTATATAATTCTATGAAAAAACATGGAATTGAAAATTTTGAATTTACTATTCTTGAAAACAATATTCTCAATGAAACAGATGCAAAACTCAAAGAATCATATTTCATTCAAGAATATGATACATATAAACATGGCTATAACGCTACTTTAGGTGGAACTGGTGGAGATATGAGTCATTATGATTCTTGGAAAGAAGCTATTAAAACACATCACTTAAATAGATCTAAAGAATCATATGCTTCTCATGGTATGAGAGGAAAAAAGCATACTACAGATGCTATAAAGAAGCAATCAATGGCTAGAAAAAAACATTGGGATTCTTTATCTATTGAAGAAAGATCTCTTAGAGGAAAAAAACTTTCTGGTGAAAACAACGGAATGTTTGGTAAAACTCCAAAAAACAGTGTACGTATTTTATATAATGGTATAGAATATAATTCTATTGCAGATGCCAGTAGATTTACTGGGCATTCTGCTAAATTTTTGAAAAAACATGGAGAACTATATAATGAGCACTTTGACCAGTCCAAATCCGCTGTGGGTGGAACGCTATCGCCCTAAGACTATCCAGGACACCATCCTTCCGGAAGACCTAAAGAAGGTATTCCAACAGTTCGTTGATCAAAAGAACATTCCAAATCTTATTCTCTCTGGTACGGCAGGTGTTGGTAAGACCACTGTCGCCAAAGCCATGTGCGAAGAACTTGGTTGCGACTACATCGTAATCAACGGCTCGATGAATGGTAACATCGATACACTGCGTAATGATATTGCCCGTTTTGCCAGCTCTGTCTCTTTGGCTGGCGGACGCAAGATGGTGATCCTTGATGAGGCCGATTATCTCAATGCTCAGTCGACTCAGCCGGCTCTTCGTAACTTTATGGAAGAGTTCAGCGCCAACTGCGGTTTTATTCTGACTTGCAACTTTGTTGATCGTATCATCGAGCCTCTTCACTCTCGTTGTTCGGTCGTCAAGTTTCGTATTCGTAAGTCGGAACTGCCTGAACTGGCTAAGCAGTTCCTTCGCCGAGTGTGCGGCATTTTAGACAATGAAGGTGTGACCTATGATAAGGCAGCAGTTGTCGAAGTTATCAAGAAGCATTTCCCGGATTGGCGGCGAGTTATCAACGAACTCCAACACTATTCTGCTACTGGAAGTATTGACTCCGGTATTCTTCGTAATTTTACTGACGATTCTCTCAGCAAGTTGGTAAGTTACATGAAGGACAAGAACTTCACTGCGGTTCGCAAGTGGGTTGCTGAGTCCGATATGGATACCAATGAGTTCTTCCGTGCCTTCTATGACAAGGCTGAGACCTATCTTGACTCTGGTAGCATTCCGATTCTGGTGCTGCATCTTGCCAAGTACCAGTATCAGAACTCGTTTGCTGCTGATCCAGAAATCAATCTCGTTGCATGTCTCACCGAGATCATGGCTGACTGTTCGTTTGCGTAATGTGGAACAAGAAGAAATGTCCTGCATGTGGTAAAAAGTATCTGAAGTCGACTCCTTTCCATGAGGTTCGGCTTCAGACTTTTGACGCAATCTTAACAGTTGATATCTGCGAAAGCTGTGCCGATCTTCTTGATCAGGCTGCAGATTCTATGAATGGAGTACGCAACGATGAACCCATTTGATTTTGTCACATCGATTAACTCGACAAAGAAAAACCTGATGAAGGGTACCGAGAACGATGCTCTAGCCGAAAAGACTTATAACGCCTGGATTACTAATAAAGCCCTTTCATACTTTGCAGACACCATTCATGCTGCAAACATGATGAACTGCAACCACCACCTCGACAACAAGCTTCAATATTCCTTTCTAATAAATATTGTGAGACCCAGCAGACGGTTCTCCAAGTGGGTGAAAAAAGAAAAGGATGAAGAACTTGAAGCTATCATGGAACACTTCGGATATAACCGACAGAAAGCCAAGACTGTCCTCGAGCTCCTCACACCTGATCAGATAAAAACAATAAAGAAAAAGCTTGATAAGGGTGGAAGAAAATGAGTTTAATCGATAGTTTAGTTGAGGTGAGACTGGGAGAAGAAGACGATTTCCTAAAGGTACGTGAAACGCTGACTCGTATTGGTGTTGCATCACGAAAGGACAGTACTCTTTATCAGTCATGCCATATCTTGCACAAGCAAGGCAAGTATTATATTGTACACTTCAAGGAACTGTTTGCTCTAGATGGCAAGCCTTCGAACTTCTCAGATGAAGACAAGGGCCGTAGAAATACGATCGTACAACTGCTTTCCGATTGGGGTTTGATCGCTGTTGTAGAATCAGAAAAGATCAAAGATCCTGTGACTCCATTGAGTCAGATTAAGATCCTTCCATTCAAGGAAAAGGATCAGTGGACTCTTGTGACTAAGTACAATATCGGTCGCAAAAAATAAGTGTACATAATATAATAGCCATGGTAGGGTGATCTTTCGGATAGAAAGGTACTCAATCATGGCTATTTTTTATGACTCTGGCAACGCGAAGAACTCTGACTTCAATCCTTCTCTTTTCAAACGTTTGAACCCTAGCTCGCAATGGGCCAACCACTCGTATAACCATATCGTCCTTACACACATCGCAAAGGCCTCGACTGACTTTAACGAGCGGCAACAGGCTCGAAAAGAGATTGAGATCGCCGAACGAAAGATGAAGTTCTGGGAACGATTCGGCGGCTTTGACAAACAAGAAGCTCTCTGGTATCGCAAAAAGTACTACCAATTCTAATCAAAAAAAAATGCGCTCGGATAACTTCTGGGCGCATTTTTGTGTGTACAATATTTCAAAAACAAATTATACTGAGTATATGATGATGAAAGAAACAAATATGATCACGAATCTCTCTGGTGGTGCTTTCGAAATCCGTACTGGTCGGGTTTGGTCGGCAGGTCTTAGCCCGTATCGCGATAAGAACCTGAACATCCGCTGGGAAAAGTGTGGTCCCTGTCACGGTCGTTGGTTCTTTGAGATCGATGGAGTCCAGTACTCTGCCAAGAAGATCTCTCCCCGCCTCGAAGGTATTCAAATGCATAGCTAAAATAGTTGTGTACATTAATTCCATCTTATAGTATATAATGAATATATCAGTTGAAGGAAACATCATGTCAAACGTTGAAACCACTGCGCTCGAGACTTTCTTTCCGGCCCCTCTCGGACACGATGCGGTTGTCTATTGGGTTCCGATCGCAATGCGCGAACGCGTTCTGGCCGCCTATCGCGCTGCTGGAATTCCGGTCCGCATTCGTTTTCGTGGGCCGCGTACCGCCTCTGTCGGTCGTCTGATGCCGCGGATTCCTGCTTCGGCTGGTTTTTATCGTCGTACTCGCAATCAGGCCAACCAGGATTGTCTTCTGGCTGATGCTACTCATTTCTCTGTCTATCGTCGAGGTTAAATTATGTCACATAAACCGCCATCGCAAAAAGTATTTCCTTTTCTGCCAATTCTGGCTTTGATCTTCATTACTCTGAAGCTCACTGGCTACATTACGTGGTCTTGGCTCTGGGTATTGTCGCCACTTTGGCTTCCTATTGCAATTGTGATTTGGCTTTTTATTGTGGCATTTATTGGAATGATTATTGCGGATCTTCTTAGTCGCAAGTGATATATAGAATACTACGGAGGTGATCATGGAAGTCGAAGTATACTCGTTCCCTACTATGGAAAATCCTAAGGCTGTAGAAGTTACGTACTGTGAACTTTTGAATGCTCAACGCCGTGGTGAGTTTATTCCGGTTGAAGTTCTTGACTGGATGGATACTGCAAACACTTGGCTTATCGAATCGAGGACGTGTCTCACATGATGAAGGAAGCAAAAGGCGGCGCATTTGCCACTGCCGATATGGAAATTCTCAAGCGGGCTCTGCACGCCTATAAGGATGTGCTTATTAGTCAAGGAGAAGATAATAATCGAGGCGTCACCGAGTTGACCAAGGTTGCTAACCTCCTGCACCGGATCGGCCGCATCGCTTGAGTTCATGCGCCCGTAGCTCATCTGGATAGAGCGCGAGACTTCTAATCTTGAGGCAGTAGGTTCGAGTCCTACCGGGCGCGCCATTTTACTCCTGTAGCTCAATGGTCAGAGCCGGCCGCTCATAACGGCTGGGTTGGGGGTTCGAGTCCCTCCGGGAGTACCATGCGTCGGTGGCGGAGTGGTCCATCGCACAGGATTGCAAATCCTGAAAACCGTGGGTTCGAATCCCACCCGGCGCTCCATTTCTGAGTAAGTACAATGATTGAAGAAGCAAAGCAAGCAATTCTAGATTC